AGGGCGTTCCAAGCAAGTTTAAACCCTTCATGGTGAACTGTCAATTGTTGAACAATGATGCCTGAGTCTCCAGCTGAAAGGTCGCTGAGGGTATAAGCACCAGGCCAGCAGTTAAACAACTTAATACCAAGGCGTGCTTTACCAAGGTTGGTTGCAGATGATGGAACAACACCAGATTCCTGGTAGTTACCAACTGAGTGAGGGTGATCAAACACACGCACAAGAATGTGGCAGCGGTAGTCGTTACCATTGTCTACGTTAGAGTCTGAACCTGCGTTGTTTGCAGCCTGGTTCCATGAGTGAATAAACTCTGACCACTTCCACAGATGGCTTTGTTCAGCAATTACACCACGACTAAATGTAACTGGTCCAAAGTCGGACTGGCCTACTAGTTTATGAGTGTGGGTGTTCATCCCACCCTCTCGGTACCCAACCATTTGGTGCTGTACTGAAACACCGGTCATGGCCGCAAAACCAAGGTCTCCAATCCCGCTTAGGACAGTAGCGAGTCTTGTGTTGCTGGTGGGTTGAATTTGGACTTGGAACTTAAAGTTCCTTACCGGATCTGTGCTCGCTGAACGTGCCATTTAATCATCTCTCCTTATCAGAGTGTCTCTGTTGCGTTTGAACCACCGGTCCATTGGGACAGGTTTATTACCACAAATTCGGCTGGGTATTGGAGTGCAACGCCAACCTCAATATGTACTTCTCCGTTGTCAACTGTTACAGCCGTGTTGTTTGACTCATCACAAATTACGTAGTAAGCCTCTGAAGCATTCTTACCCTTAAGGCCACCTTGACGCCAGAATTCCGCAAGCAAAGCTGAAACCGAACCAGTGAGTTGATCCCAGAGTCTTGAGTCGTTTGGCTCAAACACTGCTGATGAGGTTCCTTCCTTAAGTGCTTGCTTAAGGTAGTTCAAGGTTCTACGAGCTGAGATGAACTTGCCTGGAGCTGACTTGTCTAGGGTGCGAGCACCGTTGATGATGATTCCACCACCTGGCACAGCCTTCAACACGTTCACATTGTATGTTGAATACAACGTGCCAGTTTGGGCCTCAGTGAATGAGGTACCAAGACCAAGGGCGTTGCGAACGGTTACGTTGTAACCAGCTGGGCTTTTTGCAACGTTACGTTCAATTTCTGTACGCACGTAGGTACCAGCAACTGCGCCTCCTGGGGCGGTTGCACGTACGGCACCAGGTCCGGTCTTAGAAGGATCAACCATGGTCAAGTGTGGGTAATACACAGCACCGTAGTTAGAGCTCGTGTAACTTCCAACTACAGAACCACCAATCGTGGAAACATCTGAAGCGGTCATGTCAGGATCGATAATGACAAATGAGTTACCACGTGCTTCTGCTTTTGACAAGAATTGGTTAACAACTGTTGCAGATGTTTTGTTAACTGCATTAAGGAGCAAAACTCCTTCAACTGCATCCAGATTACTTAAAGCTGTTACATAGTCCGAATCCTGTACAGCGCTTCCATCAGAACCAGAGCTAAAGGTGGTTGCTACTGAGTTGAATACCCAGCTAGCGTTGGCTACAAGTGAACCACCTGCTACAACATTAGTTAGGTAGCTTGAATAGTTGTTAAGGATAGTGACAAAGTACCGGCTATTCGTGATATTAGGAGACAGGTCATTCCAACGCTCAACCTCTTCACCATTAAGTTTAACAACAAGGTTAAAACTTGGCATCACTGTTGAAGTAGCAGCAGTATTGCCGTTTGAAAATTCAAGAGTAAGGCTGTTGCCCCAGGCACCCTTACTCTTTGCAGAAGCAGTAAATAGGGCTGCTGAAGCGTTTCCAGAACCATTGGGGAAGTACCTTACGGTAGTGCTAGCGCTTACTGCAGTGCTTCCAATAACTCGGTTGACCCACGCATCTCTACCACCATTTGCAAAATAGTGGTAAACAGCAAAACCAAGATCAGAGGTCTGAGAAAGGTCTCCATAAAGAGTTTTATACTCTGACCATGACTGCACTAAAGTGGCATTTGAAGGGCCTCGCGGAGCTTCACCAAAAAAGGCAGCGGCTGATCTTGAGGTTACTCCTCTACGAACCTTCGGCAAAAACGCCGACTCGGATACGTATACTCCTGGATTCTTATATTCAGGCATTTAAAACTCCTCTGAAATTTGGGGTGTTAGGGTGTGAATTTCCGTATCGTTATCATATATATTACCAACTACAGAAGCTACCTTTCTGATTGATGTCAGATCAGTTGCAGCTATCTCCGCGTTCATTTGAATTGTAAACATTTTTCTAAAAATGCGTTTTCTGTAACCAGATTCTCTATCTAATAGGTCAGAAGTAGACCATGACATCAAATCAAACCTTCTAATAGTACCATCTTCAGGTATTTCAATAAAGCCCTGCCTAAACGGTACTACTCTACGTAGTATTTTACTTGAAAGTTGCCGGTCATGCAGAGCGCTTCTGGTATACGTGGTTATTTGATAAACCAAACTTACTGGTATAAACGAATGCACAGCTAAAACATTAGAGTTGTTTACCATTGATGACATCTCGGATGCAGTCAATTCTGATGGGTAATAATTAATGTAATTAGCGTTATTTGAGGCTGACGCACTATTGCTGTAGTACATAGTAGTCTCTGACAGCTGACGTCTAGTGTCATGAGATAGCCCAACCATCTCTACGGTTATGAATGGGTATATTTTCTCTGTTTCACCCTCTGGGTATCTAAAGAATACTTGAACTTCTCTACTTGCGTTCCTGTCGTCAGACACAGTTAGGTTACTAAACCTGTTTTTTACAGCAGCATCTTCTGCAAGGAGAAACCCTTTATTAGGCATGAGCACCACCTCTAGATAGCCCAATTTTGGCAAACTCTTCTTTAATGAAAGGTACTAACTTTTCTTGAGCGCGGATTGCTGCCATACGTATAACTGGGGCTGGGGGGACCTCAGGTGTACCATATTCAAGAGATGTTGCATCAGGGTGTGGTGAGTAGATATTGACAGTCATGTTTTTCTTGTCAAACTCAACCACTATTGTTGACGCGACTTCACCCCAGTTGGGGGCCGCTTCCTGCCTAACTTCTTCCTGATATTTACTAACGGCTTTTTCAATTCCGTCATTAAACTTTTCTAACCGTGTAATCCAAGAGTGGATAGCCCATGGCATTCTGGGCTTTGGTTTTGAGACTTGAACGTCAGAACTGGATGTAGGAGATACAGATTTAGAATTCCCAAACATTGGGTCTCCTTACAGTTCTAGGCGTTGACTGTCATAGCGCTCGCTATAACTACTCTAATTTTACCCTATTTGAGGTAAGGATGTAGGCCACGGCAAGTTGTTGCTCGTTAGCGTCGGAAAGGTGTCATCATTGACAAACTCCTGGTCAACGTACAGTTCTTGTCCCTGCAAAAGAACAAATACTTCTTCCTTTAGGCGTCCTCTAACCCTGTAGTCAAACACCGAGAAGAACCGCCCATCATACATAAAAACGTCATTTAAGTGCTCACGATATTCCCAAACGTTGGATATGCCAGAATCTCGCATAGCTTTTATTGGTATAAAAGCATCGATTGTTTCTAGTGTCAAACGTCCTTCTGGAATTGATCTGCGCTGGTCTTCCGACTCAGAAACCAGAAGCACTGGTAAAACCACACCAGGTTTATACTTGCGCCCACCAACCCCTGATGGTGATTCATCGTAGACATCATCATACACACTATTTGTAACTGTTGAAGCTCCTAGTGGTACAAACTCGTACCATACGATGAACTCTTCGCCAGATTCTTTGTGGCGCTTTGTAAAGTGTTTATTTATTAATGAAAGTTCAGTATGAAGATTCATCAGTAGAATGCGTTTGTAGTAGCACCAGATGGTGGCGTTGTGTCAACATAAACGTCTTCACGTAGACGGTCTCCCTTAACCTCTGGTGTAACAACGCCATCGTCAATTTCTGGCCATAGGCGTTCCATGGGTGAAAAGTCACCAAGTTCTTTTTGCTTGTACAGTGGAACAAGCCTGTTAGTAGTACGAGAAACTCTACGTAGGTTCATTACTTCAAGTCGGTCAAACCCAATGTTTAGGTTTGCAGCATGGCGTTCGTACTCTTTTTCCCATTGCGCTAGCAAGCCTTGAACCATTCTAAATCTTTGACTAGCTGGTATGTGCACAGACTCCGACGTAATAACGTCGATGTCACGGCTGTACTCAGTCATTAATGCCCATAAACACTCACATATAGACGCAATGCCAATTGCGTTTATAACCACGTCAGCCAGTTGCTCAACCGACAGGTTAATTGTGTGTAAGTGTTTTTCTAATGCGCGCTGGGTGTAAAAAGACAGGTCAGTTGGGGTTACCCATTCATAGTAGTACCCTTCTACCATAACCTTTGTTCCAGAAGAATACGTGTTGGCTAACCTCAGTATTCCGTTTCTTTCATCAATACTATAGTTACTCGCGCTTAGCGCAGATGCAGACCCAGATCCAGTTGTGTACACAGCCACCCATAATGAGGATGCGTCAACATTTATATGACTTAAGTCGTAGGTTCTACCTACAACGTCAAAGGATGTTTGAAAGAACTTAGGGAAATCCCTGAGGTAAGTTCTTGCTATGTTTTCAATGTCTGTAATTGTTGCCATTGTATAAGTTTACCTTATGTTGGAGTATCCGCAGAGTCTTTGCCAGGTACTGTTTTCTGCAATGGCTGGTTCAACGCAGGCTGTTCAGTCCTCATAGACGTAGCAGCCGTCACTTTTCTTATTTTAATTTGGTCAATGGTACCGGTTGGTTTAGGTAGTTTTTCTGTCATTTTGCTCTAATGAACCAACGCATACTGATGTTTGGCGGTGTGTAAGTTACTGGAGAACCCTCTCCAGTGTTTCCCGTGTTACCAGTACTGGTTCCGGTTGTGGCTGACCCGTTAACGAGCCCACCGCTTGTACCGGTGTAGTCTGGGGTTACAAACACGTGTCTATGCCCGGTATGCTCAGTTGTGTTAAATGTGTAGTGAACCTGCATACCTTGCCCAACAATGCCGGTGAGTCCATCAGCTATTAGGTCAGATGTTGCTGATCCTGGTACAACGTACCCTTTTAACCAACCTAAGGTTCCAGGAAATAGAACACCCTCGATTGCTTGACCAAGTCTAGTAGCAAACCCTATTCCTTCTGAAGGTGTTTCATCTTGCCCACCTAAAGGTTGATGGCTGTGCTGACCGTTAGTCACTGTTTCACCAGAGCCATGGCCGTGGGCGATGTTGTGGGTGTGGTCACCAACAGTGTGTGTATGCCCATTCAAACTATGGTTGTGCGCAGGTATGTTGTTAGTAGACAGGTTTATAGTTTGGCTGCCACCAACAGTGCCTGCTGTTGAACTTCCAGATACAAACTTTGATGTAGATTCATACATGTTTGGGAGCTTAAACTGTGTAGAGGTGTCTGCTCCGTAAGTAGTTCCAAGTAATCCTGACAACTCTGAGTACGTGGCTTTTGATACCATACTGCCGTCGCACTCTAACCAGAACGTTTTACCAGCTGGGTTAGGGCTAGTAGAGTTACTTGGCCACATGATTATTGCGCCAATAGGGGTAACAGAGCCTGAGTCACCACTTAGTAACAGCTCAACCCAAACGCCATCACGCTTTACGTACACCCCAGCAGAACTTGGTCCAACTGTAGTTTTATAATAAAAATCTCCATCAGAGCCAATACCATTTGATGGTATTGCACTCCCCCTCAGGGATGTAGTTGATGGGACATTAACACGTTTGTCAACGATGTTTGCGTTAGATGGGGCGGTTGTCCCCTGACGAAAAACAACGGCTAAAACAACGTCGTTTTCGGTTATATAAGTCGACGTGCTTACACCAGTTGTTGTAAGTAGTCTAGCAGCAGACTTTGGGTAGGTTGGGTTTGTGACACTTTGTACACCATCGATGATGGTGATCTCTGACGTGTTTGTCGTAGGGTTGCACCTTACAACAACTACATCAAAACGGTACCCAGATGAAGGCCCAGTACTTAAAGCTTTACTAGAATCCCCAGATACTGGGTATACTACTCCACTTAATGCAACGTACCCGCTAGCAATCGCTAGCGCTCCAGATGTTGTGGAAGCAGTTACAGCACAACCAGACAATACTCCAGTAGATCTATCGCCCAGTATTTGGAAGTCAAGTGAGTCTGGCTCAGCCTGATCGAGGGCAATAAACTTAGTACCGTCAACATCGGTTGCGTTGGGGATTATATAAGGCATTTACACCTCAAGCCATAGTGTCGTAGATGTTTCCGTTTGCGCGAAGATAGTTAAAAAGATCTTTGGGAAGCTTGTAGGTCTTGCCGTCTTTGAAGTCAAACTTAGATTGGCCCCAGATCATAAGCCATGTACCTTTTACTCTTGCTTTAACAATGTCACCGTCAGTGTTAGAAACTGTAGTTGGTTCTTCAACTACTACTTCGTCCTCTTCCTGGTTATCTGCTGGTTCTGCCCAATTGGTAGTGGTTGTGATTTTACGAGGCATTATATTCTCCTTTTTGTTTTACCATATAAAGCAATATGGTGGGGGAATTACCCCCCACCATACTACATCATCTGAACACTAAGTTCAGGAAATTGCGCCACCAAGTGTGTTTAGAATCACACGGCTTTCGTGGGTGATGACACCGAAGCCCCAGATGGCGTACCAAGCAAGACCGTGCTCACGACCAAAGTCGATGACACCACCGTCACGAAGTTCAACCGGGAGGCTGATTGCGTGACCGAAGGCGTTGTCACCGATCATGATGGCGTTGTAAGCGTCGGCGTTTTCCTGGAAGCCAGCAGTAGCGCTGGTGTCAAGGGTTGAACCCATGCCGTATAGAGGGGCAGTTGCTGCGGTAGCATCTAGGCCCTTCTTAACTTGAGTGGTTTCAATGAACACTACGTCGTACAAGCGACCGATTTCACCAAGCATGAAGTTGCCGGGGGCAGCGTACTTGGTGACTTCGATGAACTCGGGCCAGTCACGGAGTGAACGGCTCTGGCTTGGGTGTACGAAACAGACGTAGGTGTCGCCAAGGCGGGGGATGTTCTGTCCGGCGAGAACTTCAACTGCATCCTTGATGGATGCGGGGCTGAGGTAACCGGGTGAAGAAGCTGTGCCAAGGGTACCAGCGTCATAGGGGCTGATTGCTCCACGGGTAGAAGCAGCCTTGCGACCAAACACAACGCTTGGAGGAACTGCTGATCCACCACCGAACGGTACACCGTTCTTGTAGAGGGTGTTACGAGCTTGGATGTCCATGCTCTGGGCCATGTGACGACCAAGTAGACGAGAAGCTGATGCCATGACGTCATCGAAAGATGCGTTGAGCAGCAACTCGGTAACAGCTACAGCCTTACCATGCTCGCTTACGGTGATCTGAATTTGGCTTGCGGACAAAGCTACGGGCTCCATACGGGTGCCTTCGCTAAGGGTGGCTCCTGCTGACTCATCAACTGAAAGGTTGTTGTAACGCATGAAGTTGATGGTCAAACCGGGCATGACACCGAGTTCGGTCTTCTTAACAGCGAACTGCTCGAAGCGAAGCACGGGCATGGCCTGGAAAAGGATTTCCTTTGACCAAATTTGCTGGATTGCGGGAGATAGAGCGGAACTACCGTCAGTATAACCGGTCACTGAACCGGTAGCTGTACCTGTAATTGCTCCACCTGCGGGTGCGGGTAATGCCATGTTAATATCCTCCGATGGATAGGGTTAGTTTGGGTTTAGTAACGTCCTCGTTGCTGAGTCCGTGTTGCTGACAGTAATCTTTCACGCATTTTTACATATTGATCCATCGGCATATTGCGGATATCCTCCGCGCTGACCGTTTGGTAATCCGTTTGGTTGTCCAGTGGCCCAGACGGGGGAGCCGTTACCGGAGCCCCCTTCAAACGAGGGGTACTCGCCTGCTGGATTGATTCAATTATAGCAGTACTTCTATCACGAAGTACGGTGATGCTGTTTTCAATCTCCTCTTCAGTATTGCCTGAAATAAGGTCACGCAGCTCTGGAATGATCGTCTCTGATTCCGCCTGGATTCTTCTCTGGCGGTAAGACTCTAGTTGCTGGAGATAGCGCTCCTTATCAAGCATGGCTTCTTGCGCCTGACGTTGCTTTTCTAGTTCAGCAAACTTCTGGCCCCATTCGTGCTCAACTTGGTTGATGCGCTGGCTCCACTCATCCTCTTTCTTTATGAGGAGTTCTTTGGCGCTCAGTTCTTCAAGCTCACGTTGACGAATGAGTTCAGCTTCCTTCTTAGCGCGATCTTCGGCTTCTTTAATGGCCTTTTCACGCTCGCTACTAAGAACGTTTAGCTTTTCTTCCATTGACTTGACACGATGATCAGCGTCTTCAAGACGCTTATACATCTTTTCCTTCTCCTGTTGGCGCACCTTTTGGATGTCCTCTTCGGAGAAATACTTTTCTTCCTGAACCTTTGGAGCCGGCGCTTCTTCCGGATCTACGGGAACCTGAATACCATCTTCAAATTTTGACATAAGTTAACCTCTTTTAGTTGGGCTGATAATGACTGTTTTAAAACAACTATTTATTCTTCATCAGGAACACGGCGCTGGGCGAGCCTAGCTCCGTATGCCTTTGCAACTATATTGTTTACCATTCCTTCTACAGGACCACCAACTGCTTGAGGACCGGGTAATGGGCCTCCAGATTGTGGTGAACCTGCACTTGTTACATTAGCACCTCCAGCGGGTACCGTGCTGGTACCCTCGGGGCCAGGTAACAAGCCTGTGGCAAGCATGACTGCTTGGTTAATCTGTGCGCGAAGCATGTCAAGCGCTCCCTGATCAACGGCATCATCTCGCAGTTCTTCAAAAATCTCAGCAAGTTTTTCACGTGGGAATTCTTCACCAAGAGTACGCAAAGCGCCTTCTTTGGATTCAAGACCCATTGCCATCTTGGCCTGAGCTTCATTAAGTTTAATCAGTACATCAACTGGCAGTGGTTCTGGCCAGTGAACTTGTGTTTTATAGACAAGTGGATCAGATGGGTCTAACTGTGGTAACTGATCTCCCTCTGGTGCCTCAGCTTTAGAAGGATCATAGATAAGCAACTCTGGCTGAAAAATAGCAGCAGTTCTTATGATAATTTCATTAATCTTCTCTAGACCCTTTGTAAAGTGAATCCGTTTCATGTTATAACGGTTCATTAGAGGTTGGTACTGAATAGACAGTGCCACACCGGATGTGTTTGATACTGGCTGGAATTGGCCTAATGCAGTTTCGGGAACACCGGTTATTTCGTGCATTACACGCTTTAAAAACTGAATGTACTGGAGTGCCCCAGCCATGTCACCACGAGATTCTAGGTTGGTTACAGATGCGTCTTTTGGCAAACCTGCCCAAACTTTCTTTGGGCCACGCTCAAGCTGACTAGCTTTTGCTCCAATAATGATTGTTACAGGAGCTGCGTGGTAGTTAATGATGTCCGATACTTCGGTCATCTTTTCGTTTAACTCACGATTTAGAGGAATGATGTCCCAAATATCAGACTGTCCCCAAGGGGAGGAGGAGATTGTCATGTTGGGGATATGGACTACTGGAATACGCCCAATTGGGTTGGGGTATTGATCTACTAGTTCATCATTGATGTACTGTTCGATGTTGTCATCAGTTAGTATTTCTGTGAATGTGTACACCTGACGTGTTCCTTCAGGTGAAGTCCCCCAAAATCGGTATTTAAGCTTAAACCGAAGTAGGCGATCACGATCATGTGGGTGGTACTCGGGAAAGCAGTGAGCTGGGTTTAGGGGGATTACTCTGATTCGTCCCTCGTTCATAATACCAAGTGGGTCGATATACGGCTCTTCGTAAGCAACCTTAACAAAACAGTCACCAGTAACACCTGCTAACTGGCCCATTTCCCAAAGAACATTATGTTTTGAGTTGTCTACTTCCCAAACTTTATGCAATAGGTGCGGGATGATCGCAGCGTTTTGTTCTGGTACCTTCCATTGAACACCCTTACCAAAACAAAAGTTTGTAATGTAGTCAGCAAATGTTCTCGTATAGTTTAGAGTGATGTTTTGCTCACCCTGTTCACGACGGTAAGACCAGTGATGGCCAAGATACCAAGCCCAACAAGCGCTGTACCTATTCAACCGAGGTCCGTGTACCTCAAACTCTTCGTCAGCAAGCTCAACTAAACCAAGAGGGGATATAGCAACAGTTAAGTCACTAGACGAAGCTCTATAACTTGGTGACCAGAAATCAATCGGCATTAAATCCCCTGGTGTTTAGATCATTAATAATGAGTTGTTCTATGGAACTTGGAACGTCAATGTATGTTATTGATTGTATCATTCCCAAAGGTATATGAGAGGGATTGCTGTAGTACAGCAATTTTTGTGAATCGTTGAGATCTACTAAATAAGTGCCGACCAACGTTATGTGGTCTTTCAAAAAGTCATCTACTACCCATCCAACTGATATTGGACGAACTGGGTGGGGTTTATAATCCTCAGGATCTACCCACCCAGTTGGGCCATCAAATGCGTCTAGCCACGTGATCATGGCTAACTTAGGGGTAGTAGGGTTTTTAGACTTTTTGGGTTTGTGCATTGTAAAACTTCCCTCTAAAAAATGCTGTTCCATTATGGAATGGAATTTGTTCGTAGAAAAAGTTTCCCTCACCAGGCTGGTAGGTGACAATGCCAATACCTTGTTGCCAATCTTCAACAATAGTCATTGGTCTACCGTCTAGATCTATTGATCCTTTAGTGGACGGTACGGTCCCGTCGCATCTTGCCAACGTACCAGGGGATGCGGCCATGATGGTTTTTGGGCCATCGAAATCGTCGCGTGAGCGTTCTGCCCATTCGCGGCGGTGGATGTGCCCGTATAGTACAGAAGACTTCTCTGTGTTGAGATAGGCATGCGCTGTAGACCCGTTACTGCGTACTTTTGTGCCGTGGATGACTCGGAGTCTTTGGTTGATCCAAAATTGTCCCGCTGGATAGCCCGGTACATAATCCACCCCATAATCATCGAAGCGACAGAGATAAGGGATAGAAAGAACAGGCCAAGAGTCAGGGCTAACCCCGCGCTTGATTCCGAATGCTGCTTTTGCGTTGTCAAGGACAAAGTTCACCAATCTTTCTTCGTGGTTTCCTGCTAGCCAAACTATTTTAGCGTTTGGTGCAACAGTTCTTAGTTGGGCACAAAGGACAGTTGCTCTGTCAATTGATGCCTGTGTGGTTAGTGCGTAAGCACTACTTAGTCTGTACTTCCCAAACTCAGGAAAATCTAAGTTGTCTCCAACAAGCACTACTAAGTCTGGATTTAAGTTTTTGACAATTGAAAATGCAATATCTATTGCGTTTTCATCGTGCGTTGGTTCAAGTTCTCCAGACCGTGCTCTAAAATACCCAATTTGCATGTCTGGAAGAACCACACAAGTTTCGTAGCCATCTTTACTTGATGTAGTTTTTGTAGAGAGCTTTGGCATACGCACAGATGGCCCTGGCTGTACTACAGGCCACTCTGGAGCAATCGTTAAGGCTTTGACAAGCTCACTCACAACCACACCGCCCGTTCATGTGACGAGATATTGTGCTTGTGCTTATTGAGTAACCATTCTTGGTTAGGATTTCTGACAACCAGGTGCATGAATAGATTTTTGCTCTACCA